TCGGCTTTTTCATTGACTTCGTTGCTTTCATAAACACCTCTACTTGCAGTATAAATACTACCTATCAAAGTGTCCTGTTCTATTAAACCATTACATTGTGATTCCAAAATTTGAAAGAACATCTAAAAAAGTTCTGAGTCTATTGCACAAGTAAACTCTTTTTTGTTTATTTTCAAATGGCCTAACAAAAACATCTTCTAGTTGCTCAAGCGTAATGTCATGAATGCCTTCTTGCCAAAAAGGAGGATAGCTTTTTTTAGTCATAAGTTTTTATCTCTACTATCACAAAGCATCACCATACCAAACGACAGAGTTAAATTTTTCTATACAACCCAACAACTTTACCTAAAAATCTCAGCCAAAAAGTTAAAGACTAATAAAAACAAAAGCATCGCAAGCGCAAACGTAAACGCGATTGTGGTTGGTACTGGCAATGTAGAGTTTTTTTCGTTTTTTATATTTCTTACGAACGTCCATGTTTGTAACTCCTATCTTTTTCGATAACGCCGATGCTCCATCATGGTTCCTATGATTTTGATAGGCTCAATATCAGATCGTATTGTTGGATAGTCATCATTGAGTGGAACAAGCTCAAAAACATCTTGACCTTTTTCATTAATTCCACGAGGTCGATACTTTTTAAAAGTAGCCTCATTGCTGCCATTCATTGCAACAACAAAATCACCAGGCAAGGGATGAACTTCAGTATCAATGACAATGCAATCGCCCTCTTTGAAATCGGGCAGCATTGATTCTCCTTTGATTGTTAATGCAAAAGCCTTGTCGGATATATCAAGTGCGGTCAAAAGATATTCAGTTGCATCGAAGTCTTTAATGATTTCTTTCCACATGCCTGCCTGCACATAATTTATTAGAGGAATTTTTTTAGTGCCTATTTCCGTTCTATTAATGTTTGACGATCCATTCTTAAAGACAGAATTTATTGAGACTTCACCACTTACAAGCATATCAATTGACACATCAAAAAACTTTGCAATTTTATCAAGATGAGATTGCTTAGGCGATTGTGTTGTCCCTTTGACCAATCTGTGAAGTGTTGGTTGAGGAATATCCACTAATGGTGCAAGAGAGTTAGTGTTGTAGCCACCCCCTTGCATCAACTTCTCAATATTTTCACTCAATCTGTGGGCTGTCATTTTCCTAATCACTTAGCTAAAGGTTTGACTAAGTATTTTCTATTTTATTCAAGTTTGCAAACTTACTTGTTTAACACTTCGCTGTTTTTTTTCTTTACTTTTATTTATAAATGAATAAAAATACTCTAAATTGAATTGTTGGGTAGTGTGATGACTCCTAGTGAAATTGCTAAAGAACTGATTAAGAAAATTGGTACACAACAACAAGCTGCTGACAAAATTGGCATCCCACAGGAAACATTATGCCGAATCGCGCACGGTAAAACACCAAGCCCAAGATGGCCAACAATGGAAAAGCTGTTAAGGGCTAAAAATGAAATTTTAGAGCCAGATTAAGCATAAGAAACGTATGTTTGCGTGGACTGGGCGGTTGCTTGGGCTTGGAGAAGTTAATTAAAAGAACCCAATGGGAGAGCTACGCGGAGTGGTCTTTGACCTTTAGCCCTGCTCGTTATTGCGAGGATGAGCAAAACAGTAGCCGAGTGACTCACGTTAAGAGTCTTTCCCTGCATACACATTGATAAGTGTCTATGCAGGGGAGTATGTCAGTTGCAAGTACGAACGAACCCCGTAAATCGTGATCGAAACTTGACAGCCGTAGGGCGGTAGAGGCAGGAGCACATAAATACTAAGAAGGAATGTCGGCAAGTCTATTGATGCTGGCGACCAACAGGGATGTAACCAATTCTAAGAATGTGAGGCAAATATGGAAAACGACAACGAAGAGTTTAGCCCGTTTAACACAGTTAATTCGTGGCAATAAAAAAGCCCCGATTCGTGGTCGGGGCTTTTAAGACCGTTAATGCAAAGCATTAACTAATGTCGGCTCAGGAGCAAAGTATATGATGAATTTAGCAAAACAGCAAACCCAGATTAAAACCATGAGCAGCAAGCAAATTGCTGATGTAGTTGGTTCTCGCCATGATCACGTTAAGCGTTCAATTGAACGCCTTGCGGAAAAAGGTGTAATTCAACTTCCCCCGTTGGAGGAAGTTAAAAATCATCTCGGCCAAACCGTTCAAGAGTACCAAGTCAATGAGCGTGATAGTTATGTGGTGGTTGCTCAGCTATGTCCAGAATATACCGCCAAATTAGTTGACTGGTGGATGGCAACTAAAAATCAACAGCCAGTCGTTGCTTTGCCAACTACTTATTTAGATGCCTTAAAAGCACTGGTGCAAACCGAGGAGGAAAAACAGTTAGCAATTACCCAAGTTGCTAACTTAGAAAATCAAGTTAATCAATTAACACCCAAAGCAAAAGCATTAGATGTCATTGCCAACTCTTTTGGCCAAAAAACAATAACTAATGTTGCCAAAGTATTAGGTGTACAGCCTGAAAAATTCTTACGTCCTTGGATGCTTAAACATCATTGGATATATCTTGGTAGAGATGGCCAATATCATGCTCATGCAGCACGTATCAAAGACGGTCATTTAGTTGAAAAAACACGACCTATCCCACGTACAAGCGGCATTACTGAATTAAAAGTCACTGTTTACGTGACAGCCCAAGGCGAAACCCTGTTAGCCAGACGATTAGCAGGAGAAGCAGCATGAGCAACAAAATAAGCGAAGTTTTGTATTCACGTTTTGTCATGTTTGCATTACTTGAAAATGAAATAACGACTAAAAACTTGCAAATAGCATTAACTGGTTATGGTTTTGACTATTCGCTAAGAACTATTCAACGCTCGTTAAAAGAATTGAAGGCATCTGGCTTACCTATAGAAAGTAGTCGTTGCCAAAAAAAATCAGTTGGAGGTACAGAGTTGCTTTGGAAGTGGAAAGACACAGCAAACCCAACTGATCTGCTTATACAAGCCAAATCAACACTAATTATTCAATCAATCGCATCATGCAAGCATTGCAAAAACACAGGTAGTTTAGTTTTAGACAATACAAAAGAAGTCTTAGAACAACGCTGTAAAGATTGCGGCCATATTGAACACATTGGGGAGGCCGCGTAATGGATATTGCAGATCAAGCAAGTGAAATTGAACAAGAAAACTTGCGTATTGCTTTATTAAATCATCAAGCCAAACAACCCACAAAAGGTCGTATTTACTGTGATGACTGTGGTGAGGTGATACCGCCGTTAAGAGCTGTATTAGTTAATGCAATTCGCTGTGTTGACTGTCAAAACATTGCTGAAACCAAATGTAAGGGAGTAATACGCAAATGATTAGCCCCTTAGTGCCAAAAGATGCTGATTTACGCTCTTACACATGGATAAAACTTGATTACTCACGCCTGTTTGCTAGTGAGTTTTTTGCAATGGCCAATGATGCGGAGTTTAGAGCTGCTTTTATCTTGTGGTGTAAATCCATGCAGCAATTACCTGCTGGTTCACTACCAAACAATGATAAAGCCTTGGCTGGTTGGTGCGGTAAAAGCCTAAAGCAATGGGCAAAAATCAAAGACACGGCTTTGCATGGTTGGCAAGAAGCAGATGACGGTCGTTTATATCATCCTGTGTTAGCTGAGGTGGTGAATGACATTTTATTCAAAACGGATGCTAAGGCCACCTCAAACCATCACGACGATAAAGAAACCAAAAAAGCCATGACGAATGCCGAACGTCAAGCTGCACACAAAGCTCGTCAAAAAGAAAAAGAAAAAGAATTAGCGTTACTCGCTGAAAAAGGTAACGGAACTGGTAACGGGGCTAGTAACGAAGAAGTAACGTTAGGTAACGGATTGGGTAACGAAAGTAACGCAACTGGTAACGGCCAAGTAACGGCCAGTAACGGCAATTTCGTTACTTCTGAGGGGGGTAAGGGGGGAGATTTAGATTTAAATTTAGAACAAGATTTAGATATAAATCAATATATTAACTCTCATTCTAATGCGCGCGAGGCTGAAAAAAAGTCGTCACGTTTTTTTGATGACGAATTGCGGCCAAGTGTTGAAGCTCTAAATGCAAAACTCGGTGCAAGCCTAGTCACAGAAGAATTTATTACTCAAAACCTGTTTGCGTTTAACTCTCATTATGAAACTAAGTGCTTAACCGAAAATCAACGTTTAGCAAAATGGATTGCATGGTTTAAGGGTAATAAAGCCAAAGAATCTAAGTTTGATTCAACCTCTTCGCCAAGCTCCACACGAAAAAATACGATTCCAGATAACAATAGCCAAGCGTGGATGACACCTGAATTGGAGGCACAATTAAATGCAAAATTTGCAGCCTAAACAACAAGATATTGGTCATGCTCAATCAGCCAAACCAACAAGTTTTGTGGACGCATTTAATAACTTCTTTTTGGACTTACAGGCCATATTTCCTGCATGGCGTAACGCTTTTCCGACGACAGAGCACTTAAACAATGCCAAAAAGCAATGGCTGCAAATGTTTATCGACCAAAGCATTACCCAAGACAAAATTAATCGAGGCTTGCGTAAAGCGCGTTTTATCGGTGGTGACTTCTTTCCCTCACCAAGCAAGTTTTTGGAATGGACAAAGCCGACCTTAGATGATTTTGGCTTACCTAGTATCGAGTTGGCTTTTAAAGAGGCGATTGATAACAGTGGCCGTGTGGGTGTTGTGCATTGGAGTCATAAAGCCATTTATCACGCAGCGCATCAAGTGGGGTTAAGTGCTTTAGCGGTTATGAATGAAGAAAAAGCACATAAGGCGTTTAGTCATGCGTACCAAAAAACCTGTGAAGCCGTGATGACTGGCCAAACGTTACCTGAAATACCTAAAGCGATTGAGCGCAAAGAGCCAGTTAAATCAAGTGAGGCCGTGGCAAATAAACATTTAGCAGCAATGAGAGCGGTATTAGGTACACCTCCAATCAAGCCAAAAATCACTATCGACTATTCCGATCCTTTGTTGGCGAATGAGGGAGGGGTTGCTTGAACCCAAACTACATCAACTCCTTAGAGTTTCACAACTTCACAAACCATTGGACGGCTTGCTCTAACTGCTATCCACGCCATGACCGTTATTGTGATGAAGGAAAACGCTTACACCACTTATATAACACCGTTTCAACTAAACCTGATGTCAGTACAGAACCATTAGAGCAATTAGCCCCTGTGATCCCACTTAGAAGGAAAAAAAGATAATGCCGCCTAAAAAGAAAGACAACGGTTTTGCAGACTTTGGCGGTTTTGGAAACATCTTTGACCAAAAATCAAAGAACAAGTTTGGCAATAAAAAGGTCGAAGTCAACGGCATGACCTTTGATAGCGAAGGTGAATACATCCATTTCTGCCGCTTAAAGTTATTAGAGCGTGCAGGGCAGATACGCAATTTAAAGCATCACGTTACTTTTGAACTCATCCCTTCACAGGTGATTTGTGGCAAACGTGAGCGTAGTACGAGTTATGAAGCTGATTTTGTTTATGAACAAGCACCTGATTGGAAAACTGTAATTGAGGATTTTAAGGGCTATAGAACCGCTGAATACATATTAAAACGAAAGATGATGAAGTTTTTACTTGGGCTTGAAGTGGTTGAGGTCAAAGCGAAATGAGGCAAAAAGCCATCTTGTTAATGCTGTGTTTGGCCATGAGTGGTTGTGCAAATCAACCAACTGCTTTTTGTCCAGAAATCAAAGTGACGTTTTGTCCTGTTAAATAAAAATAGGTGAGATATGGGACAGTTGGTATTTGACGATTTATCCAAAGAAGATGAGATTGCTTTTATTCCTAAAGAGGAGAAACATAAAAAAGAACCAACTCACTCTCAACTGATGATTGCTGATCGTTTTAAAAAGGCGAGGAGTTTGTCTGGCCTAACAGAAAAAGATGCTATTTCGCGTATGGGCCTAAAGAACCCTAAAGTTATATCGCAAATAGAAAATTGTCATAGACAACCGACATTAGCCTTTTTGATTAGAGCAGCTAATGCCTATGGTGTTAGTGCGGATTATTTACTGGGTTTATCTGAAGATGATGACCGAAGCAGTGATATAGCCACTAGATCAGCTATCATGCGCCAAAATGAGCGTGTGGGTAATCTGATTGCGGTGGCTTTATCAAAAACGACGTTTGATTATGCCAAGGCCGTTGGCGATCAGAGTGTTAAAAGCCTTATTGCTATCTCTGAAACCTTGTGTGAAAAACTTAAACGCTTTTGTGAGTTAAATCCTGAATTTGAAGATATGAAAGGAGGCGCACCTGTACAAAAGCTGATTGTAGAGATTACCCCAATTATTAATATTAATAAGCGCAAACTTGAGGAAAGAGAAGGATTACTTGAATTAGGCACGCAACAGCTTGAGCAATGTGTTCAACAAGTCTTATTTCCCAAGGGGAATAAATAATGGCTAAACATTATCCTCAAACGCTTTGGGATGCGATTAGGGCTTATTGGGAAAATAGCAATGCAAGTTTTTTAGAGGCAGCTAAGGCGGTTTGTAAGGGTGAAGATATACCTAGTAAGCCTGTGATTTTTAAAAGGGCGCAAAAAGAAAATTGGCAGAAAAAAGGTAACGCTAAGGTAACGGTAGGTAACGGCAATGAAGATGCGTTACCTACTGAGCAAACCATTGATGATATTAACAAAAGTGTAAGAAAGAAAGCAGATTTGCTGGGGATAAAAGGTAACGCTGATAGCAAGGTAGGTAACGGTTTATCAGACGTTATCTTAAACAACATACATCTATCACCAGAACAAATAGATGAGCTTTGCGAAGATTATCGGGCAAGTGTACTTCAAAATCATAGAACTGATTTTGACCAGCTTAATGCCGTTGTGAATAAGTGTATTGAACTTTTTAGAAAAGCAATTGATCTAATTTTGGAGGGCTGTATTGCTGTAGAGGGTGACATTGTTGACCCGAAAACAGGCTTTGTTCACGAGGGCATGGCAAGGTCATTATTGACAGCCGAGTTTAGTATTAAAGCTATGCTAAACGCGGCCACAGTCAAAAATATTATCCAAACTAATCAGCGTAAATCATATAGCTTAGAAACCTACGAAGAACCCAATAGCACAGGGAATTTAGCTCAAAAAGCCCTAAGCTCTAAAGGTATGGGTAATCACTATGAGCGCATTCGTTTGTCTAAGAAAGATGAAAGAGAGCGGATGAAGGATAAGTTGAAGGGGGTTGTTTGAGTGATAAAGAATAAAAATTTTATTCTTTATCATTAAAAGCTTTTTGGATGATATTTGTACTAACACCTTGTTTAATTAAGCTATTAATTGCATTGCTAATGATATTAGTCATCATTAATTCAACAGCTTTTAAATTGCTTTCATCTGTAAGTAGCATTTTATTGTCATCACTATCTACTGGTTGTTTTCTATTGGCTAAATAATAAACCATTACATCATTAAGTGACGCATCATTTGCCTTTGCTTCTTCTACTAATTCCGCATGAAGCTCTTGAGGTAATCTTATTTGTGTACGAACTGGTAGTTGCTTTTTTATATCTGCAATAGTGGGGGCTTGAAAGTTTTTGTCATCTAAAGGGTCTAGTTGCTCTAATCCTGCATCAATGGCCGTATTGATTGAACTGTTCAAAGAGTAATTGTTTTTAGTAGAAAATTCGACTAAACGCTCATGCAGCTCTGGATTTATACGCAATGCAAAGCGCACATAGTCTGTTTGTTTCTTTTGCATAAGCTTTCACCGATATAATTTGTAATATCATTGTTGGCATCATTTTGGATATTATATAGCCTATATGAACACCTATTCAATAGAGTGTAAATCAAAGACATAAAAAAACCCTGCTCTTCCGCCAAGATTTACAGGGTTTTTATTGTTAACTTCAACTGCTTAGAGAAAATTAACATGACTACTTTAGCACAAAATCAAAGTTTTGAACAAACCGCAATCGCTACGCCTATTTCTTTTTCTATCCTTGACAACAATATCCGTGTTGTTGATGGTCTTTATTCCTTGAATGATTTGCATAAAGCATCAGGGAGTGAAGATAAAAATTCTCCAAAACTTTTTGTTCGTAATCAGCAAACACAAGATTTAATTAACGAAATTTCTCAAGGTACAGATTTGCACCTTGCTATTAAAACCGTTCATGGTGGCACATTGCGTGGTACATACGTCTGTCGTGAGTTAGTTTACGCATACGCTATGTGGATAAGTGCAAAATTTCATTTATTAGTGATTCGCGCTTTTGATGCAATGTATAGTCAAAAAACACCAATCCTTACAACAGACTTACGCTTTCAAATTCCTGACATTATCCATGAATTAGTATCTCAAGGCGTAGCGGCAAAAGGCACAATATATAATCGCCTGTATCGCCGTTTTGATGTTAACAGCTATAAAGAGATTCCCTTAGAGCAATGTCAAAAAGCGATTGATTATTTAAAAGCTATGGTTAAACCTAATCACAATCAAGCGGCCATTAAAATTAACGATGGTGAGCATTATTTGGTCGTTAAAAATGGCGTAGTGATTTGGGAAAAAATGCTGAAATCTCATTGTAACGATATACCAAAAAATACCATCAAGAACCCAGTTTTGATGTTAGAGCATATTCGTGAAGTGGTTGGTGAGTTTGTGGGACAACCAGCCTTAGAACACAAGCCTTTAGAAAGCGAAAATAATCTTGTGATGATAAGCCGAGATACAACCAATAAGGTTATGGACTATTTTGCTGCATTGCGCCACGAAATTAACCGACTTGGCGGTAAGTTACCAGTTGCGCCTAATTTTGACAAAGAAGCCATTGTCCGCGCTGTTGTTACCGATATGATGGATAGTAGCCGTATGTTGGTATCATTTGACTTTATCACGGGCAAGCCACAAATTACTTTTGTGCCTAATGATTGTTTTGTTGCTACTAGGGACAATCTTGCCCAAGTGATTGCTGGCGGTGATGGTATCCCTAAAAAATATTTGCCCGATATTATTAAAGCTGCTGTTAATCGGTTGTCAGATAATTAAAAAATAAAGCCCCTTAATTGGGGCTTTTGACTTTTGACTGAGTGGTGGTAAAATGTGTGTAATCTCTTTGCTCCCATGATATGACGGCTCGTTGTAGGCATATTATGCGTAGGATTGGCTCTCACGGTAGCGTGGCTAATTTCATCAAAGAGATTAAATCACTTCCCAGCCTGACAACAGCCATTCATTTTTATTATCTTTTACTAAAGTCGCTTCGTAACTAGCATAAGAAATTACTTTATTTTCGTGTCCTTTTACAATATTGGTTCGTATTACTTTGCCTTTAGCAATCACCTCGACCAGTTTTAATATCAATGCCCTTGCTTGCATGGCGGTTAAACCGTCTTTTCGTTGTCTTGCCTCTAAAATATGTGCAATGCCGTTTGCTCCTTTACGCTTGCCTGACGCTGTTGGTGGTTTGCCCACATCACCCCAAACAAAATCAATCCAGCCTAAATCGTGTCGATACATGGCATGAGTAACATCTTTTTGGTTGTTTAGCACATAACGCATAGCACTTTTGCCACGTTGAATATTTTCATCATCAGAAATAGGTATGCTTCTTTGAATGTGATTAACATTATCAAACCTATCAATATAATCTTGATAACTAATCAAATAAGGCTTACACAACAAATATAATTGATTCATGGCACTGGCTCTAAATAACAGCCAGTTTGCCAGTGAAAAAGCCAGTGACTAACAAGGGTTACATCGCTTTGCTTGTAACCCCCTCAAAAACCACCTTCACCATCCCCCAAAATAAGCCTATCCACCCGATAGGCTTTTTTATGTTACTCCAAGCAAGCAACATCTCAACAGCAATCAATGCCGATGACATACAGCGCATGATTACGCATTGGCTCTCTACACCGCCAAACGGTTATTTAGGTAGTGATTACGGCAGTGATGCAAAGTCATTACTACAAAAAGCCTTACATTCAGGCATAGCTGATGCCTTTATCGAAAAGATGAAAAAAGACTTACCGATTTTGAGTGTTATCCCACAAGAAAACATTGCGTTGTATTCAGTGCCAGAGCCACCCGACAAATTACGTTTATTTATCGCCATTGCAGGTATTACCACCATTGAGATTAACCCATGACCACAAAACAAGACTTTTTAAATGCCGCTGCGGTAGAACTGTCTAATCCTCAATATGGCAAGATTGCAGCCCTATACCAAGCACAAGACCCCTTTGTGGTTGCCCAAATAGGCGCAATGGCACAAATGTTGGAGCTATACAGCACACAACAAGACATTGCAGAAACTGAAGTATTCTTAAAAGCGCGTGAAGCAACGATATTGGCCGATGCCACCTTAAAAGGTATTTTGCCCTTGGCTAATAGCGCACAAGTACAGGCTCTAGTCACTAATCCAACAAACAACAGTATCACCTTAGCCTATGGCCGACGATTACTGGATGACAAGGGCAGAGTATGGCGTGTTGCGGCAACCTTGGTGATTGCCGCGAATAGCACAGGTATCGCATTACTTAATCAAAATGAATTGCGCGTGATTAACCACACAATCGCCAACAATCAGCCGTTTTATAGCATTGCCTTGGTCAGTAATGACGAAGGCTTATATTTAGAGAATATACGCATTAAAGACACCATAGGCAGTACAGACAATCTATACCGCTATGCGCCTGAGTTTATGAATGTATTAGACGGTGAACGTGTTTATCATTTAGAAACCAATGAGAGCCGACAAATTATCATCCGCTTAGGCGCACAAGACGGCACAAGCCTAGTCTATGGCTTTCAACCGCCAATCAATACCGTGATAAGCATCGAGCTAACCGAAACGTCAGGTAAATTAGATATTGCCACAGGTGCAAGTTTTAGCCTTGAGTACAGCAACAACATTAATGAGGACTCATTAAAAATTGTTTGTACTGCGATTAACGCCTTGGGTAGCAATCCACTGAGTTTAGAGACCTTATCCTTATTATCTAAATATAACGCCTTATACGATCATAACGCTGTCTATCTATCCGACTTTGATTACCTGGTGAGACGTTACCACGGTGACAGAGTAAACTTTTTAGCCATCTGGAATGAGCAAATCGAGGAGCAGGTCAGAGGCGCAAATGTTGCCAATATCAATAAGCTCTTTATCGCCGTACAAGCTAAAAACAGCTTAGAGCAAGCCAATATCGAAGCAGAAATACATACCTTGGTACAGCGTGCAGACAACAGTTATAAACGTGCAATCATTGGTGTTAATCCACAGCCTTATCCCTTAACAATTACGGCCAGTGTTGCAGCTATTCACGATAGCGTACAAGTAGAACAACAAATCAAAGATACCTTGTTAGCCATCTATGGTATTGGTCAACTCAAAGTATCCCAAGGCTTAAAAAACAACTTTAACCGCCAAGAGATTTATCAAACCTTAAAACGTGCTATTCCAGCGTTTCAGGATGCCTTGAGTGATTTTAGTGTCAACATAGGTGCATTGCCTGATCCCATATTGCCAGAGCATTATTTTTACTTGCACCCAACAACCAATTTTACCGTCACAGTGAGCCAAATTAACGAGGCAGGGGGTGGATTATGGAATTAACCCCATTAGCAGCATTACAACATAGTGCTGAGTATTTTGATGATAATGCGTCGTTTAGTGTAGAGGCACAACTCAAGCAATTATTTATGGCTCTGTTTGAGCAACTGTTAAGAACTAAATTTACACGCATAGATCACTATGGTTATCCGCACCTATTAGATGAAGATGATTTTGAAACAGTGCAAAGGTTTGTCAAATTAGACGGGTTAAGTCTGTTAAATCGTGAGATCAATAATCAGCCCTATATGCTCGAAGTGTTTAGAGCATGGCGCGGACAACACCAACGACGGGGCTTAGGCTTCTTAGCGTTTTATTTGCAAATGCTATGGCCTAATGCGTGGACAATCACCCAATGGTTTCATAGCGTGCCTAATGCGAGTAATTATCCGTTAAATTTAAGCGTAAATGATGGTGGTGATAAGTTTTTAACCAGTCGTGTATCAGTATCAATTGATCCAGACCAATTAACAGATCAAAGCGAAGTTTTAAAGATGGTACCGACATTAAAGCGTGTGGTCCCTGCAAGGATGGTGCTAAATGTGGCTGTAGGCATGGAGGTTGAATCTATGGGGCTGATTTTTGGTGGAGCGTTTCAGCCTATTGTTTGTTTTACGATTGAGGATAGCAACCTGTAACCCTATTAAAACCACCAAAAAATAACCCACATAATAGTCATAACTTAACCCTAAACGAGATTTAGTTATGACTGTTTCACCTGCCGATTTATTGGCGAAGAACTATAAAACCGCTCAAGCCTTGGGGCAAAAAGAAGTCCAATGTGATGCTTATTTTGAAATTGAAGGCCATGAAGAATTAAAGTTTTTAGCCAAAACCTTTCCGCGTCCTGTGTTAGCCAGTGCGGGTACCGTTGAGTCTTATTTGCCAAATGGTATCAAGGTACAACAACCCCAACAATTACAAACGGCTCAAAGTCACGAAACCAGTTTTTATGTCACCAAGGGCGGAGCAGTAGAAAAAGCATTACTGGCATTAAACAATAATGGCGGTATTTTTCAGGCTACGGTACACCTTGGCCAAGTTGGTAATCCTTATGCCAGTTATCCATTAACGGATTGTTTCTTGGCCGAAATTAGCCCATTAGACCAAGACACTGAAGGTGTTGGCCAACACGTTATGATGAGCGGCACGCTTTATTATCATTATTTTGGTGAGCGTACAGAGTCTTAACCATGACCTTAACCCAACTTGTTGCCGAGTTTATGGCCTCCCGATTGACGGGGGGCTTAGTGCTTGATGAACCTGAAGTCACTAAGGCCATGCTTAAAGCAGTACGTTTTTATGCAGGTTGTGCCGAGATTAAGTATTTTCTTAATCAGTCCACACCAATCACGCCCATGCTCAGCCAGATTGACAGTAATGTGACTTTAACGCCGAGTGAATGGTTAATCATTCAACCACTGTTTAACGCCTATGTTGACCATGAAAATGCGTTGCGTTTAGAGGCTTCGCGTGGTTTGGGTTTAGATGTGTATGGTCGTTCTAGTAGTGAGTTGGCAAGCGAAATAAAACAGCTTGAGCTTGATCTACCGCGTAAGGCTTTTTATCAGCCGTTTTCTAGTGTTGGTAATTTGGATATATATGCTGATTCAGCTTAATGATAACCGTGTCATCGGTCATAGTTTTATCTTATCGGCGATCATGCGTAGCGATTTAGTACCAATACCTGTCTCATTAGAGCTACAGGTACGCTACGATGCCGAATTAGAAAACAACCTAAAAGAAGGGCAAACGCTGTATATCACTAACAGAGCCATTCCTTTACAGATTATCAAGTCAGAAACTAAAAAAAGCCTAGACGTTCCTAATCGTGGGCTTATTGTCGTCAACGCCATTTATGAGCCATGCCTTGCCATTGCGTATCGTCGTCAAAAAGCAGTCATTCTTAAAAACAACTCACTAGCCGCTATTTACAAAGCGTGTGGTGCAAAAGTCAGTTTTAAGAATGATTTAACCGTTCCTTTGTTTGCCTCATTTGTTGGTCACATTCCCTCAGAAATGATTGCCAAAGTTTTGCAAGAAGAAGCCTCAATTGTGAGACTACAAGGTAAGCAGTTAGAGGCGATGAGATTGGCTGATCTGATCAAGCAAAAGGCAAAATATAGCTTTCCGTCAGAGATTGGCGAAAACATCATAAGTGGCTTTTTAGAGCGGCATAGTATTCCTAGTTTTTACTCTACGGACGATGATCGAGCAATCATCAAAGGTAATACGCAAAAGGTGCGTGCATTACAGTACAGCCCACGGCATAACCCACGATCTATCCATAGCATGACCAATGCCTTAGTCACTAAAAAAGTGCTTAATCTTAGCTATGACGATAATCACCAAGCAGGTGATGTCTTTAATATCGGTGGGGTGCAAATGATCGTTATCACCGTTGCTCATGTTTGGGAAACAGAAAACGAAGGAGAGCAAGCAAGCCAATACAGTCGTTTGTGGATGGGGGAGCTAGAAACATGATGATGTTTGGCAAATACCCAGCGACTGTTAAAGGCTATGATCCTGATACACGTTTGGCACTGATTAAATTAGAGCCTTTAGATGATGGAGCCGATACGCTGTTAGAGGCCGAGTTGTGTTATCCCTTGGGGGATAAATCTAATACCGCCATTGAGATATTAGAAAATGACTCTGTTTGGGTAGAGTTTGAGGCAGGTGATCCACGTTATCCGATTATTGTCGGCAATCGTAACAAGCGTACAGGCAATGATGACTTAACACGGCGTTATCACCATCATGGTAATTTTGAGATAAAAGCCGATCAACATATCTTAATCGAGGCATTACAGACCATTACCTTAAAAGTTGGTGGATCATCATTAAAGATAGATGCTGACATGGTACAAGTGATTACGCCATTAACGACCTTTGAGACAGACTTAGCGACCTTTAGTAATTTAGTTAATGTCTTGGGCTTGTTATCGGCTAATGGTGGTTTAGCAGCCTTTGGTGTGGGTGGTGGAGCTGGTGCAACTGTTCAAGGTGGGGTTGAGGTTACAGGTGGTGATGTTAAAGCGGATGATATTAGCTTAAAAGGTCATGGCCATGATTACACCGACAATGGCAGTACATTAACCACACAGCAAGCTAAATCTATATGATTGGGTAACATGACAAGCAGAAAGCTAGTTAATTGACTTTGTTCACTATAGTGATAATATTAATATAAGAAGTAAGTCAGAGAAGGCTAGGCTATACGCAAGCTGAAAACCTTTGAGAGAAATCTATTCTGACTTACCACAAATGGGCTAGAGAAGGCTAGGTTGCGTATAGACTGAAAACCTTTGAGAGAAATCTAACTAGCCCACTTGTTTTATTTCTTCAATACCGTGGTAGTAATACCCATCAGCTCTCAAGACTTCTCCGTGTTCACCTAAATCTGGCTCATCCACTTTGATTTTGACTAAATATCTTAGATTATTATCCTGTACATAAATTTTGAATATTCGATAACCTAAAATTCCTGCCTTTTTATTGGGATGTCATTAGCATCATCTAGTCTATCAATATACTCTTGATAACTGACTAAATACTTTTTACATAATAAATAAAGATGATTCATGGCACGACTCAAATAAAAATAGTGTGCCAGTACAAAAACTTGTTTTTTGTTAGGGTTACAGCGACGATCAGCAAACGTAACCCTGTCTAATTCATCACTTTACACAAGCGACAATAACGCTAAATCTTTAAATTATTAGCGTTATTGTTATGGCCAAGTCTAAACCCACAGATACAGAGCAAAGCAGCCCAACATGGGTACAATGGATTAAAAATATTGCCATTGGCAAAGAAGATTCACCCGAAAAAGGCGCATTGGCTAATATTGATTTGATGGATGTGGAGCCAACATCAACTGCCATTCTATTAGGCAACAATAACGAAGCGAGAAGCCGCCAACAGATTTACGCTAAATATCAGCAAATGATGAACAATTCGTTTATCAGTGCAGGATTACGTTTGCACGTCACCGCCGCATTAGGTGGTCACGAAAGCAAAGGTGAGGTGTTATTTATTGAATGTTCCACAGAAGCCTCAAAAGACCCGAAAAAGAAAGCTATTGTTGACGAGATAAATAACGATTTAAGAGATTTGCTCAATAAAAATATCGTTTCACTGGTTTTTAATGGCATTGGCTGGGGGGATAGCTATGCACGCATCTATTCAGAAGAAAAGCAGGGAGTTGTCGATTTAATTTGTGATGAAATGGTATTGCCTCCATTGGTGCAGCCCTTTGAACAAGGAAGCCGTACTGTGGGTTATGTGGTCGGTACCGCGACTAATTCTTCAGGCATCAAACTGTCAACAACACAAATGGTACGGGTAAAAATGCCACGTACTGTTTATACCCCTCAAGCCCGTGTTATGCAAAAAGCCTTTAAAACGGTCATGCTTGAGGATGATGTTAACCAGTTACCTTATTTACCGTCATTAGTAGGCGGTAGTTTTTTGGATGGTGGTGTTGAAGAAGCCTATGACAATTTAATGATGGCCTTAGCAGGGATGGTAGGCCAACGGATTCAAGATGGTTTAGATGAAGCCTTATTGACATTAAATATGTCAGATATGAGCTTAGAGCAGCAAAAAGCGACCATGACTAATATTGGTACGATGCTGACCAATAGCGCACAACAAGCCGCACAAGCGATTAAACAAGGACGGCCATTACTGGGTAAGTTAAGGCATCTTATTCCGATATGGAGTGAAAAGCAGCTCGTCCAAGTACAAGAAGGCACAGGCAGTAAACGCAGCGGAACGATTAGCATTGAAGATGTGTTGTTTCATGCTAAGCAGCTTTCAGGTGCGATAGGCATTGATTTAGCCATGCTGGGCTTTGCCGATTTATTAGCAGGTGGTTTAGGCGAAGGCGGTTTTTTTCGAGTATCGGCACAAGTGGCAGAGCGTAGTCGCATGATCCGTACCGCAGCGACTCAAACCGTAAACGATATTATTGATATTCACCTTTATAAAAAATCAGGTTTGGCATTTAGTGCTAAAGATCGCCCTTGGGTGATTAACTACTACTCAACAATTTCAGCATTAGAAAAAGAACGCCAAGACACCAAACTAGCCGCCATGAATACAGGTGGTCTTTTAATTCAGTCCTTAGCTCAATTAAAAGACTTGGGCTTAGGTAAAGATGTCACTCAGCATTTACTGTCAACACAAATGCTCCTAGATGAAAACTCCGCAAAACTGGTTGCTGATGGTTTGGATAAAGCCAAAGTCACAGATAACCAAGGAGGCGAAAATGGGGGTTTTTGATGTTGTAAAAGCAAAAATAGCGGGTGGTACTAATCAGCTAATGACCTTGAATAATCAACATTTGGGTCAAGCTGAAGATGGTGCATTATCTACACTAAAAAATGGCGTAAGTGCTGTTCTAAACAATGAGGCCGTAAAGACAGGTTTAGGCGCATTAAATCAAGTTAATAATCTGTATCAAAATGTCACTGGTTTAATCGGTGCAGCAAAAAGTTTTTTAGATGATCCCGCTCAAGTCGTCCCCAATCCGCTACTGGGTGGTTATAGCCGTAAAGAAGTGCAAAAGCTGACTAATAAAGCCATAAGAACAGCTTACGCTAAAAATAATCTATTTCTAGTCCGTTTGACTGATCCCCATTATCCGACAAGAACGGGTGAAGTTAAAGTTTTCCCCTATGGTTTTGATGCCTCTCAACAGCCCGAAAAGATTTGGGACTTATTTGCAATGGGTGTGAGTTATAACCCAATTGCGATTACAGGCGATGCGATAAAGTTGGGTTTACTGCATGGGGATGCTATTCAGCAGTCAGAACGTGTCGAAATACGCATGACGTTTTTTGATAACTCCATAGGCACGATTAAACGCTATTTAATGGCCAAAAAAAAGCAAATGATTAATGCAGACGGGACAGGGAATGTACCAGATAGTTATGGCTTTTTTATTCAGATTATCCATTTAGATCAAACAGTCGGTGCAACAGAGATAGGCTTTGCAGAACATAAAAAGCGGATTGGGGTGTTTGATGAAGAAAAGCTAATTGAAGGGAGTTATATCAAGCATAAGTATTTTGTCCGTGTTGCCAGTCTCGATGTTGATCTAAACAAGCGTGAAGATAGCTTACAGGAGTTGCAAGTCACTTTTACCGAAATAGACCCCTTTATGTTTCCAGATTGACCATGCAAAAGAAAAAAACACTACTAGATGATCCTCGTTGGTGGGACTTTATTGAAAAGTATGCTTATGACATAGGCCGCTTTGCGGTTGAAGTTTGTGGCATGAATGATATTGATAACCAAGCTCCAACGTGGCAGCAATTCGACTTGTTTGATTTGGCACAAGAGAATGGTTGTCGTGTATCGGTATCGTCAGGTCATGGCAGTGGTAAAACACGCAGCGCAGGCATTATTGCGTTATGGCATTTGTGTTGTTATGCCAATAGTATTTTTATGTTCTCGTCGCCAACAATGGCACAACTGAGAGAGGAGGTATGGAAAGAGATTACCATTTGTCATACGTTTATGGCCAATAGTGAGTTTGCATGGTTAGCCGATTATATCGAAGTCAAAACAGAAAGCGTTTATATCAAAGGCCATAAAAAGACTTGGTATGTGATCGCCAAAACCGCACCGAAAGGTAAGCCTGAAAACATGGCAGGTAAACACGGTGATTGGTACATGGTGTGGGTTGATGAAGCCTCTGGGGTTGCCGATGCCAACTTTGGGGTGATTACAGGCGCACTCACCGATAAGCGTAACCGTATGGTCATTACAAGCCAACCGACTCGTGGTAATGGCTTCTTTTATGATACGCACCATAGTTTAAGTAAGGATCAAGGCGGTGTTTGGGATAAGCTGGTTTTTAACAGTGAAGAATCACCGATTGTTAGTGATGAGTTTATTGCTGAAAAACTTATTCAGTATGGCGGTCGTGATAATCCAGAATATCAAATTAAAGTCTTGGGTAAATTCCCCGATAGAACCGATATTTACTTAAACAGCGAAGCACAAGTCACTTGGCGGATGGGTAAATCGGTGATTGGCCCTGAAATGGGTTATGGGTATTTAATTTGTGTGGACGTGGGTGCGGGTGAGTACCGAGACTACTCAGCAATCATTGTAGTTCGTGTCACTGGTTATGGCGATCATGGTGAGCAAGCAAGACGAGTTGAATTAGTAGATGTCCCACTGTATAGCAATAGCCGTGATTTAACCTTTTTGTCAGGTAAGATCTTAGAAGTTTACACAGAATATGAAAATGCCAATGTCTTGATTGACCGTGGGGGTATGGGTGTTGCCGTTTGTCAAAACTTAGAAAACTTGGGTGTACCTGTGACTCGTGTGAATTGGGGTGATCCTTGCTTTAATAATGAATTACGCAAGCGTTTTGTTAACCAACGCGCACAAGCCTTAGTGATGTTGGCCAGAGCGATTAAAGAGGAGCGTTTAGGCTTTTTAGATCAACGTTATCAAACACAGTTATTACAACAAGGCTCACGTATTCCTTATTTCTTTGATGAAAAAGCACGTTATAAGATTATGGATAAACAAAGTATGTTAAGTGAGGGGATTAAGTCACCCGACCTATGGGATGCCTTAGCATTTGCGTTCTTAGAAGGGGCTTATTACACCTTATCGGAAAAAAGCCGACAAATTAGCCAGTCCACTAAAAAGGCACAAAAGGAAAGCATTAAAGCGAAGTTAAGAGCCAGTTTGAACAAGTAACCCTCAAAAAATAGCCATTAACAGCAAGGCATAATGCAATCACAATTTTGAGGATTTGCATGATGCCTGTGACGTTTTCACCGATTATTACCGATCTTGGCCAAGGTGTATTTGTACCATTGGCGACAGGGATTGAGTTTACTTTTACTCATGTTGCCGTAGGGACAGGTACCAGTGCAGTTAATTCAACGGCAACCGCCTTAGAAAACGAAATAGCAAGATTCCCAATTGCAGGGGGTGGCATTAACTCAGGCGGTAAAAGTGCGTCAATTAATGCGCTTATCACTAATCATACTAACGCTAACCCACAAAATTATAATATTAGTGAGATTGGGTTCTTTGGCCTTGATGCGTCAAGTAATACCATTTTATTTGCGATTTATCGCCAAGGGACAACGATTATCAACAAGGTTGCAGGTGTTGATATTGCCATTCCTTTTTCATTGGGCTTAGGTGCGTTACCTGCGAGTAATATCACCGTTCAATTAGATACCAATATCAGTGCGATGATGGCTTTATTGGGTCAGCACACGTCTTTAAATCATCCTCATACTCAATATAAGCGTACTCTAAATAATACTGAACGATTAAAGATTGCTGATGGTGTTGATAACGATGAGGCGGTGAGCAAAGGGCAGTTAAATGCTGAGGCAACGACACGGGCTGGGGTTGATTCGGCATTAGCAGCACTCATTGCACAAGAGGTTTTGGATAGACAAGCAGGCGATGCTAATCAATCGAATGGCTATCTCAATACGCCCATTATGACCTTAACCGATGGTGATACCGACAGCTTAGTTTTATCACCTAATCAAGTCGTCAGAGTATTACTCGTTGGGGGAGGTGCGGGCGGTGGCATGTGTAATGAAAATCCATCGGGTGCTAATGATTATTCTGGCCATCCTAATAACGGTATTGCGGAAGATGGTACACCATCAACAGTGGAAATAGATCATCTCGCTTTGGTGATTGCTCGTGCCGATAATGGCACAGGGGGCAAATCTGGGATGAGAGATACAGGGGGAGGTGCTCCGCCATATAACGGCTATACAGGGGTGCATGGAGGCGGTTGGGCACATTCTGGCTATACGATATTACTTGGTGCACAAATTGACACTAGAGAAAGTCCACGCTATCAAAGTATGCCGCGAGCATATCCCTATCAGGCTTATCGTATCAACGGAACATCGTTAGATGATTATGGACGAGGGGGAGATGGGGCGGCTACGGCAGGGGCAATTACTTATGGCGGTATCGGGGGTTATGGAGGAAATGGCGGGATAGTAGAAGTGCTCATAAAAAATACTGGCACAACTGACATGGTGCTAAATCTAGTATCAGGCACTAAAGGACAAGGTTATTACCAAGATTTATTTGGTGATGATTATGCGGGACATGATGGTACAGGTGGCTTGGTGGTTGTTTATGCTTAATCACGCTCTATTGTTCAGACGGTTACGCCAATTTGCCACAGAAACACCAAGCTGGGCAACCGCTATACGCTATTACACTAAACCTGATGAGCGTTTTGATTTAACACTGGTTGCACGTCGAGTATATAACTTACCGAATGAATGGCCTGTGATTATGGCCTCAGCAGGGCTACAAAGCGTGGATGAGCCGTTAAACGAGCAATTGTTAGTATTACCTACCTTGGCACAATTACAAACACTCAAGCGCGAATTAGGAGTGATTTAATGGCTCTTAACCCACTGACACAAGCCGAACAAGAGGCGATTTTAAAAGCCTTTGGCGGTGGTAAGACTGGTTTTAAGCAAGGAGCTAATCGTAGCTTTGAGACTGATCGTCTGAGTCGTGAAAAGGCAGGCAATTCGCCCACAAGCGTTATTTTGAGTGTGGAGGATGTCAAAGGCCAATATGATGCTTCACGCGCATTGATGACAACCTTGGGAGGAATGACGCGCAAAATTGATGCACCAGAACTAGAAGCATTTAGGCGCAATATTGAAACGGTGCGTAAGGCTTATAAATCAGGGATAAAAGCCGACCAAGTGCTAAATCTCAGCTTGGATGATGACTTAATTCGAGCAAGAAAAGAAATCCATACAGGCATACCAACGAGATTCCAAGGCAATACCTTGCATTTTATGACCAATGCTGGGCCTGATTCTGATGTTAAACAGCATTATGTCACGATTAAGTTTTTAGATTTGATTGCCATTGCAACCACACCTATTCCCTTATTAACGGCTACCAAACAAGTTGCACAGGGCTATTTAGCATTTGATTGTGATTGTCGTCGTCATCGTTATTGGTATCGTTATATTTCTACGATTGGCGGTTTTAATGCAGGACGTGCCGAGACTGGCTTTCCGAAGATACGCAATCCTCACTTATCAGGCGTGGCGTGTAAGCACGTATTAAGAGTGATGACCGCATTAAGTCAGGCATTGGCGATTAGTAAAATTAAAGAGATGGTCAAAATTGTGCGTCAGAGTGTACAGCCATTAGAAAACTTACCAGAACAGCAATTGTCAGCTAAAGAAGTTAAGGACGCAGCAAAACAACAGTTAGCAAGGGCGCATCACGAACGTAACCAAGTACGGCGTGCCATTGATGATCCTGTGAAGCAAAGACGGGCAAAAAAAGAGGCTGAACGTTTGGCGAAAGCAACACAGGCCAATATTCAACGTCAGCGTGAGGAGCGTAAACGTATCATTACCAGTGGCTCGCCTATAGAGCGTTTGAATTTAAGACTGGATTTAGAGAACAGGGTTAAGAACCTTCAGCGAGAGTACAGCATTAGTGCAAATGACAGCTTGCTTGATGCGATTGAGAATTTACAGAATGATATTAGTCGCTTATAAAATAATTAAAAATAAGCCCACGGAGGGGCTTTTTATTAGAAGCAGCTAGCAGTTGCAATTACATCGTTACGTTTTGTTTCGTCCCATTTAACAAGCCATCCATTAGCTCCTAGAATATAGGTATCTATGACGCTTAGGCCATTTAGTTGATTACAGTTTGCATATAATTTAATAAGTTCGGGTTCATTTCTAGCAATGCCTCCAAGTTTTTTATAATCTTGAAAAAGTTGCTTTTTTAATTCTTTGTTATCAACAATAGTGACTCCAGCATTATAAATTGCTGATGTATTAATATAGCCAGATTGATTGCCAATTTCTTTTTGTCGATTTTGTTCTTTTTGAGCATTTTCAATTTTTTTATTAGCATTTAAAATTTGGCCAACCATTAAAAGTTTATTAAAAGTAGGGGAGTTAATAAAATCTTGATTAACTTGCTCTGCTTGTTTTTTGATATTTTCTTCTTCACGTTCTTTTTCTTCCTGTGCTTGGCGTTTTTTTTCTCTTTCAGTTGTAATTTCATTCCTTAATTCAGTGGCCATTTTCATGCAATCTTCTTCTGGCAGAATATTTTTATCGAACTTATAACGTCTGATTGGATAAAAGCAGTCATGTTCAGCTGTACAGTATAAAGCAACACACGTATTAACACTTTTTGTTATTCTATTTATTATCTCATTTTTGTATTGTTCATTAAGCCTTTTCTCGTTTTCATCAGGTATTTTAGATGCACATAAAGATTTAAGCCCAAATGTGCTAGCAAGGTTACAGGCATCTTTTTTTAGATTGGCATTGTCTGTTTTAGGCTGTGGTTCTGAGTCAAACTCATTAGAATTTGAATATCCAAATGATTGATTGATACAGGTCAATAAAATAATTGGCAGAAAACGAACGACAGACATTTTATTCATCCATTAAATTGTGTTAGGAATGGCCAAGTTATCATTTTCATTATTTTGAGTAAAGTGTAACCACTAAAAAAATTGATTAACCAAACACTTAAAATAGCCTCATTACTGAATGAGGCTTTTTTATGTCAGAAATTAAAATAGAACAGATTGATGATGATGGTTTTCTATTGGGTGACAATGAGCCAACTCAAGCCGAAAATGCGTTATTGCGTGAAATTAAAGGCGATACGTCAACCATCATTAATTTAATGAAAGGCACTCAAAGACTGCAAAGAGAAGCATTAAAGGCAACTCAGGCCGTCATTAAGCCTAAAGGCAATCAATCCAGCAATGTGCGACCATCTGTTAACTTGGTACATCCCAATAGACAGTCATCTGGTAATCAAACTCAACGAGTGAACCTGAATCACCCAAATCGGCCAACTGCTAATAACTCAACAGCGCAGCAAGCAAATAACACAGCACGCCCACGTATTCAGCAAAATCAACTAGGTGGTACAAATTCAGCGCAGCCACCAGAAAGAGCATCTACCTTAAATCGTCAACGTGATGCAAATGGGCGTTTTGTGGGGGCAGACAATCAAGCAAGTGACAACACACAAGGCTATGGCAATCGAGATAGTCGAGGCCGTTTTGTGAGGGGCAATGGTCAAGGTGCGGCAGAGCGTGCGGTATCGTCTAGGCTTACGGATAGCTTAAAAGATTTAAACAATAATTTAACGCTTAATGCGAATACTGATCGCATAGACCCCATGATTGATGCGATGAAAGAAGTTGGTGACATTGCAAAAGTAGGCATTGATGCAGGTAAAAAAGCATTAAGCGTTAGCAATACCTTGATTGCTAAACCAGCAATGGCATTAGGGCGTGGTATTAAAGGATTGTTTAAACCTAAAACCGATACAATCAATTCGCCTGTGGCATGGTACAAGCGTATCTGGCGCACGTTAGAACGTGGTAATCGTCAGGATCAAACACAACACCTACAAGAACAAAGACGTTTAGATGAATTAGTCAGAGGCCAAGGACAGCGTGGTAGTGCTGATAGTGGTTTTTTAATGATGCTTGGCTTAGGCGTAGCGGCATTATTAGCAGCCATTAAAAACATTAAGTTCCCTTCGCTAGGCGACATTAAAGACAAATTAAAAGTATTAGGCACGGATAATCAATCGCCTGTGCCATTTGTAAAAGTCCCAAAAGTTGGCGGCACGATTATTCAAGCTAATCCAGCTTTAAAATGGTTAAGCGAGACCAAAGTCGGGCAAGCCATTAACAAGTTTTTAAAACGCTTGCCCTTTATTTCGTCAGCGATTGAAGCAGGGGCAGGCGGTATTAACGCGGTAAATATCGCTAATGATGCCAACTTAACCGAGGAGCAAAAGCAGCGTAAACAATCCGAAAATGCAGGGGCAACCGCAGGGGCAATCGGTGGTGGTTTGGGGGGTGCAACAGCAGGTGCAGCGTTAGGAGCAAAACTTGGACTAATGACAGGCAATCCGATTATTGCAGCCGTAGGCGGTATAGTTGGCGGCTTAGTCGGGGGTTGGCTTGGTACTGATACAGGGCGATTAGTCGGCGATAAAATCGGCGGTTGGGTAGATGATTTACGCAAGGCTGATATTGTTGGACGTATAAGCAATGCGTGGAATGGCTTTATTGAAAAAATTACGCCTTCTTTTAGTGGGATGGCTGATAAGGTTATTGATTTTTTAAAGCCTAAAGCTGAAAAGCCGATTGATATAGTAAAAAATACACCAACAAAAAAAATGTCATTAGGCGGTAAAGCTGTCCCGATTGTTGGTGATGTTTACGCTGATAAAAGCTCCGAATTGTATAAAAACTATCAAAAGTGGAAAGAGGCGGACACAAACGGAAAAGGCATTATTACGCTTGATGACTTTAAGAAAAGCAAATATGTCAAACAAAACCCTAATTT